TATCTGCTTTTTTAACTAATGATAAAGTAGCATCCTTTGTATAACTACTATCCTGTGAAAGTAAAAGGTTCATCACAACAGAACTAGAATTAATTGTTTTGGATGATGTTCCTACAGTAAGATCTAATTCTGGTTCAAATTTGCCCTGTACATTTCTAACAACAAAAGATGTTTCTTCAATAATATCACGTAATAATTCACCAGTAGCACCAGTAGAAGGTTGAGTGATAATATCACCAGCAAATGAATATAATGGTGTCAATGAAGTCAATAAATTTGCAGCAGGTGCTCTAGATTCTAAAGATTTGACAGATTTACCATATGTCAAGGAAACTACCCCAGCAGCGCCTTTACCACCTGTGTTATCATTATCAACATAAATCCTAGAACCTACCGTAAAAGATGGTTGAGAGTCCTCTACAACAACAGAAGAGACTGATCCTGATGAAACATCATCGATGATAGCAATTTCTCCATCACCATTCTTTAAAGTACCTGAAATATAAAGACGTTTGGCATTTCTTGGCAAAGAACTTTGCTTGATGTTATATTCATAATTAGATGCTACTGGAATCGAATAAAAATTATATCCACAGATATATGGGAATACTGGTTCCTGATCTTCATCAATAGTCAAAAAATATGCATAAACACCAGCAGGATATTCTGGTGTGACACAGAACCTACCATTATTACGATCTAACCTAGTTTTACCTGTATTAACATCAGCAACCCACTGATAGTCATCGATAAATGTGCCCATAGGATATGGAGCATTGTCCAAAACAGGACCATCTGATCTATCTGCCTTCAGATTATATCCACTATTCATTCTGACAATATCAGAATTCTTATCAAGAGGATTTAAATGACCATATGGACCATATATGGGATGACCGTCATAAGCATAACCAAGAATAGGTGAGTGTGCAACAACAGTAGTTTCTTCTAATGTTGATGATGTTAAACTATCACCTAATCTATATCTTAAAAGTTTGGGATTAACAACTACACCATAATGACTCTCATTATCATTATTAGTGACAACTACCCCACCGTTGTTGTCAAAATTCTGTTTGTTGGTAACATATCTGTCTTTAGTCCATTCATAAATTTCTGCTGTCGCTGTAGCACTATTAGAATAAGCATCTGGCACCAGATTTATAGTAACATTCTCTTGCGTATAATATTTTCCACCATCAATTTTAATTGTATCTACAATCTTTCCATCGGAAAGTACTGCAATATATTCAGCAAATTTTCCTTTACCTACTTTGTCACCAATAATAATAGCGGGAGGTGAAGAATAGTATTCTCCTCCGTTTAAAATAAGTATACTAGTAACCGCACCAGATGTTATAATTGGTCTTAGATCTGCTTTCCTACCACTAACAATTTCTACTGAAGGTGCAGTGGTGTAATTTATTTTATCTATTGTTACAATATTACTAACACTATTACCAGTTAAAACAGCAGTTGCTTTATTGGGATTCCCATCAATTAGAACATATGGAGGTTTTTGGTAACCAGCACCTCTATTTTTTATATTAAACTTAGTAATAGGACCATATTCAATTAAATTTTTGTCCTTATAACTATATGCAATTGTTCCATCAACAAAAACACCAATTTCATCTCTGGGTGTACTAAACACCTCAGTAGTAGTAGTTGTCTTTTTGGGAATAAGTTTTAATAAATTTGGATCTACTAATGTGGCACTAACAGTAGATGGTAGTATATGAGTAGAAGGATAACTAGAAGTAGCAATATAATAATATTGCTCATCTTCATATATCGATGAAACATCAGCAATGTAGTCGCTCAAACTCGCTGCTATGACTGGGTTTAGAGGGACTGATGGACCAACAGCATTTATATTTACTTTCCATCTATAATTTTGACTAAATTCATCATATAGTATAGGATCTCTAGTTTCAAATCCTGGTTTTGAAATTTGGATCTTATCACCAGGTTGTGATAAATTTGTTGACGAATCAGTATCTAAACTTGTTAAAATACCATAAACCAATAAAGAAACCACTCCATTAGATGTTACACCCTTTGCTGTGGAGTAATTGTAAACTTTATCACCTTTACTGTGTATCTGATAGATGACTCCACGATTTTTAATAGTGAATTGTCGTGCTGATTTAGCAGAATACTTGATTTGCTCACCATTAACAACAACCATTCCTTCCTGATCCTTCCAACCAAATGTAGAATCAACAGTAATTAAATCTCCATTCGCCATAGACTGCGAAATGGGTTTAGTTAAAACTGTTTGTTGTGGAATAACAAAATCGCCATTAATGGTAAATGGGTTTAATATAAAATTCCATAATGGAGATCCATTAACTGTTCCAATCTGATATGCATTCTCTACAATAGCAGAAGCATAAGAAACACCTGGTAAATTACGATCTCCCTGCTGTACTATCTTTTCTCCAATTAACCAGTTTGCATCTCCAGATAAAACAACTGCTTGGATGCCATAAGAAGAATCCCAATCAGATGTAGAGATCTTTACTGTGTGGTCTTTTGGATTATATGTTGTTGGAATATCATCAGCACTCTTTGAAATAATAGTATTGAAGATAAACCTAATGGATTTATCATTACCCTTTACTTTATAGAAAGTTCCGATGTTTTTGATAAGAGTTCTCTTATCAACATCCTCTTTTAAATATTTTTCAGGAAAAGACTCTAGATATTCACTTTCAAACGACTTTACTAGAGCATATAAGAATAAATGACTTAAATTATCTACATTCACACCTTTTGTGTGTGATAAAGATTCAGAAGAAATAAAACTAGTTTCTGTATATAAATCACCTAATTTGGTAGATCCACTGATACCACGTGATACTTCCTTAAATTGTGTGTCTGTTCTTTCCTTATAGAACAGAATTTCGTCACCAATTTTAATATAACCATTCCTATCTGGAAATGATTGAGCATCTGCTACTGTGATTGTTTCATCAGTAGTATTAATAGAAACTTCTAATGTGGTTCTTTCTTTTAATAAATGCTTTTCGTAAAAATCTATATCTCGATATGTCGAGAGATTACTAATAAGATCTACAGGTTGTCCTGTACTTTCTATTTGCTGATAATAACCCTCAAGAATCTTAGCAAAATTATCATACTCAGTGACAATAAAATCTGGCAGCTGATCTTTAATTAGAGAAGAAATCTGTGTATTCATCTAATATTACTCTGGGTATACCGCAAATTTGCTATTTGATATATCTACATCTAAATAAAGACTTCGTGCAGCAGAAATATCAAAAATTGCAGGTTCGGCACGAACTTCAATTCTATTATCAAACATTGTACCTTTGATAATAGTTAAATCATGTAACAATATTTCCGCTCTATCATAATCTACTGTTCCAAGACTATCGTTTAAGATAATTTTATCACCAGTAGCGGAATCTATTCTATATAGGACAATAGATCCCAGTTCATTTCCGAGATCCCTATCTTCAAAATAAACAACGTAATTTGGATACTCGGAAACAACAAACCCAGTACTTTGGATAACTGGTCCAGCACAAGACTTTTTAAATGAATTTTGATAACATAATTCATAAAAATATGTTGAGTTGATGGCAGGATAAAAATCCTTCCTCAACATAACTGTTGTTATATTAGAAATAATTGATTGATCTGCTTCATCAATTACACCAATATACTTACTGTGTCTAAATTTACCGTTAAATTTCTCTGTTTCTGATTGATGTGAGTAATCATCTACTACTTTAATAACTTTTGTTTTTATTTCCTCTGGGAATTGATTAGTTTTGTTTATACTATATGTTACTTTACTATCCAATTCAATATAAACAACCGAAGGATCATTAATTTCGGGTGTTACCGAAGCAACAGCATAATCCTTTAATTTTTGTACAATATCTTGTTTTGTAAACGCTGATAGATTAGATCCGCTATTTGGTTTAATACAAATCTTTACTTTACCAAATTCAGGGTATCTTTCCTCTTCTCCACCATAAACAATGATATCAGATACTGATGGATAGATCTTACGTACTATTGCTCCATAATCTGCTGCTGTAACTGCTCTATTCTGCGATGAGTAAAGTTTTGGAGCATTGAACTTGATTTGGTCTATGTTCTCAAGTTCCGATCCACCAGAGGCATTTGAGACAGTAGTAACATTAGATATTTGCATTGGGTAACTATTACCACTCACATCTAATAAAATACCACTAAATGAAAACTTAGAAGCACCATTAGTTGCTGGTCCACTTGTAGTTAGATATGAAATCCTAACTAATTCATTATTAACTAATTTTCTACCAATAACACCATCCCCAAAGAAAAGACGATATTGTTCATCTAAACTTTCATCAACATAGAAAATATTATCCTTACTACCTATATCGATAATATTATCAATTTGAGTGTAATATACAAAAGATGAAGAAGTTGCAGTAGGATAAACTTTTACTCTAATACTACTAGTATCTGCACTTCCATTCTTTAAAACAAATTTCTGTCTCGCATTTGCTGTTTTAACTACATACGTATCTTCTACTACAGTACCTTCATATAATTTAATATTATTGAATAATGCTTCTCCCGCAGTAACAGGAACTTTCCAATCATCAATAACAACAAATCTATACAATGTATCATCAAATGTTGTTACAAAACCTGTACCTTTCTTAAGAATTATTGAAGATGGGTATGTTCCCGTAAATGTTACTTTAAAGTTTACTACTGCTTCTGGTGCAACTACCGACTTAGGCTTATAACCTAATTGCTTTGCTAATGTAATTACGTTATCTCTTAACGTAGCAGATTCTAAAAATAATTCATTTACCACCATATTGGTGTTAAATGCTGTATAATATGTGTTATACGCTAAAACATCAAGTAAGTTACTCCACGTTGAACCGTCAAAATCAAAATCAGTAAAGTCTGTTTGTGCTCGTAAATACTCTCTAAGAGTTACCTTAATACTCTCAAAATCTAAATTACTATATTGGGTATACTTCATTACTGTGTTCTCTGGAGTAGGAAATCGATACTATTAGGCATATCTGTGCGACCACGTATATCATATTCTAAATGCACTGCAAATGCATTAGCGTCATAATCAAGTGTTACGTCAATACTATTAATATTAACCCTTGGCTCAAAGTTATTAATTGTACTCTTAATTTCAGTTTCTATTTGTGCAGCTACACCATAATCAAATTGTTCAAATAATAATCGATTTAATTCGGATCCAATCGCACTTTGGAATGGACGTTCACCAGGTACTGTCATTATTAAATTAATAACAGCTTGTTTTACTGCAGCTTCATCTTTTGATAACTGCAGATCATTAGTTATTGGGTGTGGCTTAAATGTGATCTTAAGATCTTTAAACGAGACAAATGATGGCACAATGACACGATTTTATTATATTTATGTCTCGTTTTTCTCGTTCTTATCCTGAGTCTTGTTTTTTCTTTTATTACTTTGATCCAAATACTTATCACTCTTCGGATCGGTAATTAATACCATACCCGAATTATGAAAAGAATCTCCTATGTCTACTGGTCTTCGTACTGGACCTTTTGACCATTCTGGTACATCTTCTACTTTATTCAACTACCTTGGCCTCTATAACGTTTCTTTTTTTGATTCCTAGATGTAGCAGCATATTTTGTATGCTTTCCTCTACCTTGTCGTGTTTTCTTTGGTATTGCTTCAATACTCTCTTCACCTGATAATGATCTACGAATTGCCATTTGATCTCCTATAGTTTCTTATATTATAGCACATTTTTTACGTTGCGATACCACTACCAGCCAGTTGTTGCATATACAGAATGTGATCCCTCGCACATAACTGCAGCACCTGGTTGTAATATACTACCAATTTGTGCTGCTCCAAATTTATTAATCCGAACCTTTTTTGATCCTTTCTTTATTACATCCATATGTGGTGGCGTCTTTGGACAACTATGGGTTTTTGTTATACATCCTTCCATAGCAGCAAATATTTTATTTACTGCTACATCTGGTGATGCAGTAACTAATACAACAGGATAATAACATTGATGACCTGATGATAAATCTCCAAAACGACTTATTCCACTTGGTGCTAATGACATTTGTTATTTTATTACTTGGTACTTATTATATAGGGGGGTGGATATAGGGTGGTGGATTACGATTCCTTGCTACTCTATATGCTACTCTCCTCTTATGATGATCCCAATTGTTCTCTACATCTAAATGTGCGAAAAATATATACACATACGGTGGACATGTT